GGCTCTCGTGTCGATTGTGGTAGATGTTGATCTCTTCAGGCTTGTCCCCCTTGATCAAGTCCATTAAGACCTTGCATGCCTCGATTGCGGGAGGCATCAGCATCACTGTTCGAGGCTTCCCGGTCTTGGGCAGTTTGAAGGTGCCTCGTGCGGTGATGGCCCTGGTTATCCTAATTTGGCCCTGATCTAGATCTATATCCTCTACAGCTAGGCCGCATAGCTCACCGGGTCGCAGGCCGGTATACACTGCCAAGGTTATTGCTGCTGCGTCCTGGCGATGAAGACAGCCTTTCGTTATGAGCAGGTCGAACTCGGCCTGGGTTAACGGGTCGGGCTCTCGGTCTTGCATGGCAAAGCGAATGCACGCGGCCGCCAGCCCCTCTCGGCAGTATCCATTGCTTTCACACCAACCCAGGAAGCCGGCGAAGGTGGCAAGGTAATGGTTCGCGGTCGATGGCGCGCGGTCTGCAATCAGTTGGGTCCTGAGCAGTTGGATGTCTTCGGGCAGCAATGTGCTGGCAAGGCGATCCTTGCCCACCAGGTGAGTGCATATCTCAAGTGCATAGCCGTACTTCTCTTCGGTTTCTGGTGTTATATCCACCGCCTTGAGGGGCTTGTATCTCTCCAGGAGTGCACTAAGGCGCTCGTCTCTAACGTTGCTGTAGTTGGTCGCGTGCTTCGAGTTTGGAAAGTGCCGACCATAATCAAAGTGGCCGGTTTTGATCTCATGAATAATTGCCGCCCTTAGAAGGGCGGCGTGTTTGATGTTGGCCTTGGTGATGGGCAAACCCAACGATTCACGACAGCGTACCCGCCGCCACATGAACACGACGCGCAAATTGCCGCCGTGTATCTCAATGCCCTTGTGCTTTGCCAGTTCTGCCTCTAGGCCGCTTCTTGGGGTGCGCTCTCGGCCCACTTGTCATACTCCGTCATGTTGATTGCGATACGGCCATCAGGTGTCTTGCGCCAAATTCGGCCTTGGGCCCAGGTGCCGTTCTTTACCTTGTGGCGTATGGCGTCTTCGCTGTACCCGGTGAGTTCGGCAGCTCGGCAGATCATCACCCAGCGTGGCAGGCTCATGCTGCCTCCTTGAGTTGTTCGGATTGGCGCCAAGGGTCATTGGCCCTTGCCAGCGCTGCCATCGGCGGTGGGCTGACGCTGTTGCCGCACATGTGAACTTGTTGGGTCTTGGTGAATGGCTTGCCGTCGGCGCCGTGGCTGATGATGTAGTCGTCGGGGAAGCCCTGAGCCTTGTACAGCTCGGAGGGCTGCAGCATCCGCAGGCAGATATCGACGATCACATAGGGGGTGCCCTTGATGGTGACGGTTACCAGGCCAAGGCGGTCCCTGGTGGTAATCGTTGGGGCCGGTTCGTTTGCAGCGCTCACGTTCTCGGCGCCGTAGTAGCTGATCAGGAATGCGGCGACCCGCAGGGCGCCCTCTTCGTGCTCAGGCGATAGGGTGTACTCGACCAGGCCGTGATGGGTGCCGGCTGCGCTGACAGTGTGCAGCGGTTCGGCGCAATCCTTCGCATCGCAGTTGCCGCGCAGGTGCAGCAGGTTTGCCGTCACCAGCTGTTGCTGACTGCCGGTGTTGGTAACCGTGGTCATCGGATCCTCGACGCTCCTGGATACCGTGGTGTTGAAGCCACCATTCATCTGGGCCATGAACGCAGTCACCACTGATCGGTGGTTCTTAGTCATCAGGGTGCCGGCAGGCAGGTCAATTGGCGCCGGCTTCCCGGAGTACTCAGGGCCCCCGGTACCCACCAGCACAGCGCCGGCGATGGCGTGCTTGACGCCGCCGGCAACAAAGGTGCCCAGCGGCTGGTCAAGGCCAGGCGCTCTGGGTTCCTGGCCGGTGCGCTCGCCGTATCCGGTTTGGATCAGGGTTGGGCTGATCAGCGTCAGTTCACCTCGATTCGCGCAGGTCACAGTCGGTAGCGGGGCGGACGGGTCGTTGATCCGGTCGCTGCCCTGGTGCGTTGCTGGCGCGATGATTGGGCTGGCCATGGCGAACGATCCGCCGCGGGGCCAGGATGTCACGGTTCGCAGCGGTTCATGGGCTGACTGCACGCTGTCACCGGACCAGTTCGCAATAGGCACAATGAAAGGGTCAGCGGCATCGATGAGATATTTCTTCATGCCCTTGGCTATTCGCCGAAAGGTTGCAGGTGCCAGCGGCTTGGGCCGGTCGAAGATGCTTTTGCTCGGGATTGTCCAGTCAATGCACTCGGCGGCGGTGCGCCACTTCTTCTGGCCCTTGGCTGGGTTCTTGGCATGGGTCGGCTCTGGCCACACGATGGGCTGGCCGTCGCAGCGGGCGATCATGAACAGGCGTTCCCGACTTGTCGGCGCGCCGAAGTCGCACGCCTTGATCACGCGCCATTCGACGGCATAGCCCAATCCTTCCAGCAGTTGTACAAAACGGCGCCAAGTGGTGCCGCGACGTTTTGGGTCAGGTACCAAGAACTGATTCGATACAGGCACGTGCTCTCCAACATCGGCAACCCGGTTGATTTTGCTCTTGGGTTTGGTGGGGTGCTGTACCAGGTCGAGGGTGACTACTCGACCGGTCGCCTTGTCGCGCTTGGCGATCAGCGGCCCCCACTGCAGGATCTGCTTCACGTTCTCCAGGCTGATGACCCGGGGCTTCTTCTTGCCGCCCCACTTAAGACCGATCCACGACAGGTTGCGGATCTCGCGCTTGCGTGGCTGGCCGCCGGCAGCCTGGCTGTGGTGGGTGCAATCGGGGCTCATGTGAAACCAGCCAACGCGGCGGCCTTGGCATTCTTCGTCGGGGTCGCCGTCGAAAACGTCGGTGGTGTAGTGCCGGGCGTGCTGGTGGTTGGCGGTGTGCATGCTGATCGCGGCGGGGCTATGGTTCTTGGCCACATCGACCGTGCGGCCCAGGCCCATCTCCAGCCCCGTGCCTGCGCCGCCGCCACCGCAGAAGAAGTCGACAATGATTTCATCATCCTGGGCGTTGAAGCTCAGGGAATACTGGGTCTTGAAGTTGAAAGGAGGTGCTTTCAGGGATGTCATGCCGCGTCCTCCTGGCCCAGCTCGCGGGCCTCGCGCTGCTGGTGCATCTCGTAGGCTTCTCTCAGTGCTTCGCGTACATGCGGATAGCCATAGGTATCTGCCTCATGCGGGAAGGTGATGGTGCTGTTCTCAGGCTCCCCCCAGAAGCTGCCGTGGGTGTTGAGCCATTCAATGAGCCGGGTGTCCAGCGATTCGCCGTTGTGTGCGGAAGCGGCGGTGACGGTGTGGAAGACTCGATAGGCCAGGGCGCGGGCTTGGGCGGCCAGGGCATCTGCTTTAGCCTGGACGGGGGCGGTCCCAGGGATCGCCTTGTACGTCGAGGCAGCAAGGCCGAGTGCCTGCGCGATGCTGATCAGTGTCTGGTGGTCTTCCAGGGTGAAGGGTTGCGCCTTGAGCTGGCGCTGGAGGGTGTTGTGGTCGGCGAGCTGCTTTTTCAGTTCCTCGCGGCTCTCGACAGCTCGGGCCAGATCGTTGTTCAGTGCATAAATCCGGTCGCGGTCGTCTGCTGTAGCGCGTGCCAAGGCGCGCAGGAACGCCCGGCGGATTAAGTAAGCCAGTAAGGCCAGCTCAACCAGTTGGCCTATGGCGATGATGATCAGGTGTTGAGTTTGCATGTGCTGTGATCCTCGTTAGAGCCCGCCGCCGGACGGATAAGTGGTGAGAGGACGGCGGCGGGGTGTTGCAAGCTGAGTTAGCGGGTGGCTTCGTACAGCGGTACTTCGTTGATCGCGGCCTTGATCTTGGCGCGGACGGCGTTGTACGCCTCTTCAAGCACCTTTTCTGGGCGGATCAGTTCGAACCACATCACAAGGCGGCCCTCGGCGATGCGATAGCGGAAGCGTGCCGGGATACAGAAGCCATCGCCGCCCAGGAAGGGCTTCACGCCGATGAAGAACTGTTCAGGGATGTTGAGTTGCCCGGACTCGCCGGCGCGTCCGTCGATTTCCTCGTTGTAGGTCAGTTGGACCTGGCCGTTATCGAGGCGGGTGCCTTGGCGGAAGCTGATGTTTTTCTTCGCTTCCAGGGTGCGACTGATTTCCAGCATGTCCGCCGCGCTGGGGGCTGCTGGGAAGTCCTGGGGCTGGGTGATGTCCTTCACGTTGTCTTCGATGAACTCGGCGAACGATGCCTGATCCATCTTCTTGCGGTCGGCTGCTTTCCAGCGGCCCCATTCAACAGTGATCGGGCAGCAGTAGCTGGCCGTGTGTTCGGTCCAGGACGGGCTATCGGGTTGGTGGTAGTCGAGGACGGCAGTGAAGGTCCGGCCTTCAGGCCCGTCACAGAAAACGGATGTGGCCGAGGTGGCGAAGCGGTTCACGTAGTCTATGAAGCTGTCGGCATCGAGCATGGTTACTTTCTGGCGGATGCGGCTGGGGGAGGGCAGCAGCTTCTCCAGGTCTTGCACCTTTACGCCGTCGGGTACCAGGGCAACCGGTGCGTGCAGACCCGGATGGTCGAGAGGTTTGCCCAGGGCCTGAGACAGGCTGACGAGATGTTGAATGGCTTCTTGCATTGGATGTGCTCCAGTCTTTGTGGTGAGAGGTGGTTACTGCGAAACATTGCGCAGGGTGGCTGGACTGTCCTCGTCAAGGACGGGGCGCAGTGGCAGATCCTGCTGGCGAGGGTTGCGCCGGGTGAGGTTGCCTTCCGGTGTCAGGAAGAACAGCGATGTGCCACGGGAAAGGGTCGGCTCTTTCACCTTCACGTCAGCCTTGATGTTCATCTGGCCTCGTCCGTCGGGCTTGTAGGTCAGTTCAATGACCAGCTTCCCGCCTTTACCGGAAAGGCGGATGGCATCGATCAGGCCAAACTGGGCCTCGCTCAGTTCATCGAGCAGGCCGCCGGCCTCGATGTCGCGAAGGGTGTCGATAAAGGGTCGTGCTTTGCTCATGTGCTGTGTCTCACTGGTTGTTCGCCCCTGGACGGCAGGGGCCACCGTTGTCAGGCCGCTGCTTTCTCCGCTTGGGCGTCGAGGTAGGCGGCCAGGTTGTGCAGATAAACCACGGGTTTGGCGCGTGCAGATCCGTGAAGGCGCGTCACGATCAGCTTCACCCGGCCCTTTTTGATTTCGCTGAGCAGATGCCGGTCAGTGCGGATGTGCGCGAAATACTGCTCCCGCACCGCTGCCAGAGTGGGGCAGGGGGTGGCGAACTGGCGCCGCAGTTGGTCGAGGGTGTCGCTCATGTGCTTACCTCCCCGGCCCCCACGTCGGCGGGCTGCAGCTTGAGGCGGATCAGTTCCGCCAGCCCCTCTTTGCTGGCGCCTCGGGCGGCGGCGCAGATCAGACCGCGCTCATCCGCCACGACAGCGCCGAAGGGCGTCTCGGGGACATTGGTCGGGGTGACGTAGGCAATCTGACCGGGTTGGATCACGCTGCTGACGCACCGATAAACCTCCGCAAGCTCGACCGCACAGGCGGGCATGCTCGCCAGGGCCAGCGTGGCCTCGTTGGCGGTGCCGATCAGGGTGGCCTTGCTCACGGTGCCGGGGCTGGTCAGGTAGATCGGGATCAGGGCCAGGGCGCCGAGTGCTTGGGTGTAGGCGTTGAAGTAGTTGGTCTTCATGCTGCGGCGTCCTTGTTCGTGATGGTGATGCCCAGTTTCTTTGCCAGCCACGGCACACCTGCCTCGGTGACCATGACGACGGCGTAGTGCTTGTAGCGGCCGGTTTTGCCGATCTGCACGCTGCGCGGATCTGAAAACAGGTGGCCCTGGTCGCGGTGGTGGCTGGCCAGGTCGCCATCCTTGGAAAGAATGCGCAGCTCGCGGAGTTGTGCGCGTAAGGCCCGGGGCTTGATCCCGAGCACTGCCGCTGTTTCGTCCAGGGTGCGGTTCATGGTGGCTACCTCAGGCTGCGGTCTGGTCCAGGGAGCGACGCCGGATGACTACAACGCAGTTGTCTATCAGGCACCGCAGATGCTCTCGGTTCCGGGTGTTGAGAACGGTCAGGTCGGGCTGCTTGATGTGAATGCCGGCTTCGCTGACATGCGGGTTCACTTTCGCCGCGTCAGGTCGCTCGATGTGGATGATGGTGCCGCCGCGCTGGCGGATAAATTCGGCTTCGTTTTCGAAGCGCACGTCGCTGACGACGAAGCCGACCACGCTCGACAGCGAGTTTTGTAGGTAGTTGAGGTTCTGCTCTGCGATCCTCACCCACACGTCTGGGTGCACCATCTGGCGCGCCCACTCTGTGCCCATCGACTGCATCAGTTCACGCGGGGACCGGCCAAGCCAGGCCAGGGTCTGCTCTTTGCGCTCGCCTTCGAAGTCGTCCGGGTCGAGGTTGAAGATCTCCATGAGCCCAGAGCGCAGCGGGTCGGCGAAGGCGTAGTGCTCCAGCAGGTGGTTGCGTACCAGGTGGTCAGCGGCGGTGGATTTTCCCGAGCGAGCCGGGCCGGCAAGGCCAATCAGCAATGGTTTCATGCTGCGTCACCCCCGAACGGGCCGAGGTCTACCGGTTTGGCGGCGGCGGTGCGGCGGGTGGTGGCGATCACCAGCAGGCCGGTCTGGCGCTGGATCTTGTCGATGGCTTCCGGGCTGGTGCAGGCTGCGGGGTGTAGGTACAC